TAGAGGTGGAGTTGCTAGAAGTAATTTATATTTTCATGGAGCAAGAAATTGGATCATAAAAAAGGGCAAAGATCATAATTTAGACTTTAGAAGAAAAGTAAAAACAATAGAGGATAACGAAGAAAAATCTAGACAAATTCGCAGAGGACATTTTACGCAAGAAGAAGATATTGTTTTTCTTAAATATAGAAGGATATATTCTAATTCATGTATGGAGTTATATAAATTATTTAAATATATGCTTTCGGATAATTTTGATGCCAATATCAATATTGAAAAAAATATCAAACAGCTAGATTTGATATATAATTGATTATAAATCCCATAGATTCAAGGCGTTATCTTATTAAATCAGATTCATCACGTTATCTGTGGGATTTTTCTAAACTTTCTGCTTGACAGTGCCGATAACTATGATATAATGGAATGAAACCGTTAACTCTCTAGGAGATTGGAAATGCCAAAAGGAAGAAAAACTTGCGAAAAGTGCGGCAATATGACAGGCCCAAGAGCATATATGTGTCCTAATTGTAACACTCCATTTGTGTTTGCTGTTCAAAGCAAGGAAAGAAAGAACACTAGACTGATTAGGAATTTTAATTGGAGAGAATTAGAAGTTGGAGATAAGATCAAATGTGCCGGTGGCCCATATTATGTTAAAGGGTCTGATTTTATTCCTATGGGCTATAGAGGTAGATTTACCGTAGTGAGTTTAGACGATAATGGTATTGTTGGCTACAGCGATAAGGGTGGATATTGTCATATCTATATGGGTTGCGATAAACAATGCCCAGAAACAAAAGTGTGGAAAACCAAACACAAATTGATTAAACTCAAGCCAAAAATGCAAAGGGTGTAAATATAATTATATTACCCGGAGATAAATATGGCTAAACATAAAGATAAAGATAATGTTAGAACAATTACTACCCCCAGTGCTTATGGTAGTCATTCTAGTATGCTTGTTAATCTTGATGAAATAGCAGAAAATCATAATGTGCCAAAAGATAAAACTATTTGTCAAGACGAAAAAGGGTATTATGTTACTTACAAAAATAGGATAGACAACGGACTTGCAGACCCTTGCAGATACGCTTGTCCTCTATGTAGATTTAGCAACTTGAATATTGTATTCAGTGATTGGTCTGTATTAGACAAGAAAAAGAAATAATCTTGACTAGAAGTTAGATTTCAATAGGATAAAATATGGATCAGTCAGAAATTTCCAAACTACAAATAGAAATAGACGAAGCAAAAGAATATCTGGAGAACAATCTGTGTAAACAATGTGCAGATATGGCTCATAGGATTGAAATTCTAGAACAAAAAATAAAACAAATACAAGGACAATAGTTAAGAGAAAAGGTCGTGGCAACTTTTTTCTTATGGATTATTAGCCACATTTTTTGAGGAGTTGACATATGGCAACTACTTTTGTTACGAAGCAGGATCGTGTTATCAACTATCTTACCAAGGGTAAGACTCTTAGCCAAGATAGTGCTTATAGTATGTTTGAAGTCGGAAATCTTAGGGCTACTATGAGCGATATTAAGCCTATTGTTACAAAGCAGGGTTATAATATCATCCGCAAGACCGGACGAAGTGGCGAAACTCGTTATGGTCTTGTTCGTCGTGCTACTAAGTCGCGTCGATAATTAAACCGACCCTTAGATTATATCTAGGGTCAAATGCCAGCATAACTCAGTGGTAGAGTAGTTGTTTTGTAAACAACCTGTCGGGGGTTCAATTCCCTCTGCTGGCTTTACCGGATGGTGTAACGGTAGCACAAGGGATTTTGGTTCCCTTTGTCTAGGTTCAAATCCTAGTCCGGTAGTATTGCCCTGTAGTTCAACGGTAGAACAAGCGGCTGTTAACCGCTGGGTTATAGGTTCAAATCCTATCGGGGCAGTTTAAAATAAAACTCAAGTACCAATGGTTGACAAGACGATAACATATGGTAGAATGAGATAACAACACGGGGCGTAAGGTAAGCCGGTAGCATCCGTTACTCTTATAAGGTAATCATAGGGAGGTTCGACTCCTCCACGCCCTACTAATGCCCTCATAACTCAATTGGTTAGAGTAGCGGTCTTTTAAACCGTAAGTTCTAGGTTCGAGTCCTAGTGGGGGTACTGGTTAATGTTCGATTGTTTTAACTAGGAGTTTTTAAATGAGCGATTTTGAATGGGAATATCACGACGAGTATGTTGACATTGAAGATTATGTTGATACTATGACTGAAGATTGTGATTATCCCGACGAAGAATATCTTTATGACTCAGAACAAGAACTGCAAAGTTGGGTTAATTATTACGAGGATATTCCTCTAGAAGAAATCGAATATTAAATGACCACATCTTTTTGTGAGCAATTAATCAATAGGAGAACAGAAGATGGTGGGTGGTTGCAAGGTTGTGACCATACCACCATGCTTCTTAATCCTAAGATAAGAAACAAAATTATATTTCAGTGTGTTAATGATCTAAAAAAATACTCAAGTGAATTTGATGCCATCGCCTGTTGTGGTACAAGTGGGCTGCTCGTTGTTCCACAAATAACTGAAATACTTAAAAAGAACATTATTGTTGTTCGCAAGAAAAACGAAAAAAGATATTCTCCATTTCAATATGAAGGCGCTGTTCCAAAAAAATATATCATTGTTGATGATTTGATTTGTAGTGGAAGTACAATTAAGCACATCTTAAATATAATAACCGAAGACTGCCCAAGAACAAAATGTCTTGGAGTTTATTCTTTTATGAAAGACAAGTGTGCTTATAGAAAAAATAGTAACTTATGTAAAAGAGATTTAGGTATAGAATATCTATGAAGATTAATAATGATCCAAAATTAGATTTTGATGATGTGCTACTTGTTCCACAAAGAAGCAGAACAGCATCAAGAAAAGAAGTAGAATTAAGTAGAAATTTTTCCTTCTATCATTCTAATAGAATATGGAAAGGTGTACCAATTTTTGCTGCTAATATGGACACTACTGGCACTGTTGATATATCTAATATTTTAATGAGATATCAAATGCCAACCTGTCTTCATAAGCACTACTCAAAAGAACAATATCCAGACCTTATCTGGAATCAAGACCTTCAATGGTTTAGTATGGGCATTAAACAGGATGATCTTGACAAACTTATCTATTGCTCTAAAACAAATCGCATGATTCCTAATATTTGCATTGATGTTGCCAATGGATATACAGACGATTTTGTAAATTTTTGTGCTAAAGTTAGAAAAGAACTTGGAGATGAACCAGTTATTATGGCTGGTAATGTATGTACTCCAGAAATGGTTCAAGAAATTATTCTACATGGTGGAGTAGACATTGTTAAAGTAGGAATTGGCCCCGGTAGTGCTTGTACTACTAGATTGAAAACAGGTTGTGGCTATCCACAATTATCTGCCATTATTGAATGCAGCCATGCTGCTCATGGATTAAAAAGTGGTAAAGGTAAATTAGGGCTGGTTTGTGCTGATGGCGGTTGTAGAACCCCATCAGATATTTGTAAGGCTTTTGCTGCGGGTGCAGATTTTGTTATGCTGGGCGGGATGCTGGCCGGTACAGAAGAATGTGAAGGTGAATGGGAGTACGAATATAGATGCGTGAATAAAAAAGGAGAATGGTGGCAAAGTAGTGATCCCGGTTATCCAGCCGATAAAAGAAAAGTTTCACTAAAATTTTATGGTATGTCATCTCATAATGCCCAGAATAAATATGGCGGTGTAAAAGATTATAGAGCAAGTGAAGGAAGAACAAAAAATATTCCCTATAAAGGTAGTGCTTCTGTTGTTGTGGAAGATATTCTTGGTGGATTAAGAAGTGCATGTGCCTATATTGGATCAACTTGTTTAAAAGATATGAATAAGTGTGCAGAATTTAATGTAGTAAATAGAACTCATTTTGATCAGAGTTTATAGGGGGCGTAAAGGTTTCGACAGGTAAATAGAAGTGTAGATTGCATCGACTGGTTGATCTAAAGGCCAGTTTAAAAATAGATCAAAGTTTCAATTGCCGATACTTCTGTATTAGCACTCGCTGCTTAGTGAGAGGGGTTGCATAAACCTTTTTACCCAATTATGCTGACTCCGATAATCGGATAGGGTTGTCCTACCTAAATTAAGAAGGTCGATGAGCGTAAACGTTCTGACATTTGGAAAGACAAATAGTTTTGTCTATAGTATTAATAACAATAGACTAACGATGTAGAAGTTTATATGGAATTTATACTGGACAGGGGTTCGACTCCCCTCGCCTCCACTTTTGCCGGAATGGTGTATCTAATCTAAAGAAAGGTTGGGTGCATTATGTTAATAAAAAAATCTGTTGAGCATTTAGATCAAAATAATATGGGTTATTGGGAGCATTTGCGATTTGCTTCATTTCATGGTATTAGGTGTATCAAAGCGGGCGTTCTTTTAATCCTTCATTCTATCATCCCCGCTTTGTTCCCTAAAACCGGATCAATACTGGTAAATCAATTAAATAAAGATTTTACTGAACATAATGAGTGGTTAGAATTAAAATATCGAATGGAAAAATTCAATAATATATATAAATCATGAGTAACGAAACGCAACTAAAAGTATTATCTTTAGAGTTAGAGCAACAATCTATCATCGCACAGAATCTATCTAAAAAAATAGGACGATATGAAAGAGCAAACAGTATCGTTAAGAACACTATTGCTCAACAAGAAATTGATGACCTAAAAACAGAATTGAAAACTGCACAACTTCAAAAAGAAATTTTGTCATCAAAAATAGAATCTCTACAAGACTAAAGATTCCTCTTGACAACTGCCGATAGATAGGATATACTTGGGGAAACACAGGAGGACTACAATGAGTTATTTAGCAGGTTTGTCTACAAAGCGTTTTGAATACGTTTGGAATATGGTGCTTGATCTTAGGTCTACAAGCAGCACAATAGATAAGCAAAAAATTATAGAAGATTACTGCATTGTTGATGATCAGTCATCAGTCGAACGAAAAATATCAGCAGAATTTACCAAAAGCATTTTGCTCTATACTTATCATCCATTGTGGCAATACAATGTTACCAGTGACAATATTAAGAAGAAGAAATCTCTGTGCGGAGAAAGATACGACACTATCTTTGATCTACTAAACGCACTAAAAAATAGAGATATTACTGGTCACGATGCCATTGGTGCGGTCAATACTTTTATTGACAGTTATCCAGACTATGAGGAACTCATTTTGTGTATCATAGATAAAGACCTAAAGACTAGGGCTGGTGATAAAATAATCAACAAGGC